ACGCGAGCAGCAGCTGCAGATCGAGGTTGTCGAGGGCCGTCTTGTCATCTCCATCGGCGTCGATTTGCTCATCGGATCGGCGATCGAAGTCCCGGCAATCGACGGCGGCGAGCTGGTTGTGACCGACGCCGATGCTTTCATCACGGCGATCGTCGACGAACTTGAGGCGGAGGAAGGCGACGGCACCACGTTGATCCATCACGCCCTCGACAAGGCGGCCAACAACGCGATCGACAACGGATGCGAGGGCGTCAGCGACGCGCCTGCCGAAGCCGAGCAGGAGGACGACTGATGTCGGAGAACGTCGCGGCGGATCAATTACGCCTGTTCATCGAACGCATCGAGCGGCTCGAAGACGAGAAAAAGGGCATGCAGGACGACATCAAGGACGTCTACTTGGAGGCCAAGTCGACCGGGTACGACCCGAAGACAATGAGGACCATCGTTCGCCTACGGAAGATGGAGAAGAACGATCGGGACGAGGCCGAGGCGCTGCTCGAGACGTACAAAGCCGCGCTGGGTATGTCGTGATGCGCGCTCTATCGATCTTCCGTCGGCCGCACGCCAACGTCGTCGAGACGGCGGATATTGAAAGCGGCCACGCGGCCGCCGGCGGTAATGGCGGTGCCGGTGACAAAATAGACGAGATGGAAGACGTTCTCGTCCCGCTCGAGGACGCTCGACTTCACCTCGTCGCTGGACCATCGGATTTTCACGGGCGCAAGGCCGAAACGGTCGATGATGCCATAATCTCCAGCCGTGCCGGCGGGTCCATCCCGCATCTGGTAGAGGACCATCGGAGCGGCATCGAAGTCGTATTCGGCGGGCAGGCCGCCGAGGATCATATCGGCATTGCGGCGAATTTCCTGTGCGCCGAACGTCCCGAAATTGAAGACGTTCGTCGTGACCGTGGCACCTTCCTGGGCATAGATATTGATCTCTGCTCCAGGGTCACGAGCGGCGGGCGTAACGAAGCTTTTGGCGCCGCGGACGTCAGCCTTTTCCAGAAGCCGCGAACTTGGTCCGAACCCTCTGATCATATTGAGGATGTCGCCGTAGTTCGCGACGAAGCCACCAGCGAGATCGGTATGGGTGTAAACCCAGTCCGCCGCCTGCATGATCGGTATCAGCTCGGCAATGATGCTGCCGCTACGAAGCTGGCCGACAAAAAGCCTCGCCTGCACGCTCTTTCGAAGCTCGCGAGACGCATACCGCCGATACTGTTCGCCCACCGCAGTCAGCGAGCTAGTGAGCTCGAGCAGATCGAGTGGCTGTTTGTTCTTGTACTCGACGACGACCTTGGAGTTCGTGTCGCTGATCTTGCTGTCCATGCCATGGAAGCTACTCGCCACAACGCTGCTGACAAGCGAACAATGATCGGCAGGGAACGGCTGGCATGACGCCCAGCCGACGCGCCTTCCTTGAGAAATACGCAGCGCAATGGTCGCGGCGATCCGAAGCTCGGCGCTTATCGGGCACGGTCGTCGATGGCAGGGTCGCCGATACCCTCGACGGCATAGTCGGCCAGATGCTCGCGGAGCTGGCAGACGCTCCGGCGGAAGAAGAGCTGGCGCCTCTCGTCATCGTCGCATGTCCCGACAAGATCACATGGAAATCACCGGTCTTCAACGTCGGCGGCCGATTTAACCCGTTCGCCGGCACGAAGCGTGAAGGGTGGCTCGCGAGCGCTGATGCTTGCGATCGCCTTGGCTACCACGATGTCGCTGCGAGCTATCGACAGATGGCGGCTGACGTCGATCCCGACGCCTACCCTGAAGCAGTTCAGGTAACGCCATCGGCGGCGTCGGTGCCATCACCGTCTCGATCGCCATCGCGACGGCGCTCGACATGGGAAGGCCTGCCAATGCCGCCAGGCGAACCTGCGCCGTTCGTCGCCGGCGAGCAGATCGGCTTCCAGCTGTGATCAACCGCGCACCATCCATACCAAGGGGCGACTAGCTTGAGTGAAATGTTGCCCGCGCCGCTGACGCCGGCCGATAGTGATCTGCAGGACTTTCCGTTCATGCCGCTGCATGTCTCGCGGCTGCGCGATAGCGACCTCGCGGCCGAAGGCGATCCGGAGGCGTGCTGGTACGCCGTGCTTTTGTGGGCGGCGTCGTGGCACCAGCTGCCAGCGGGAAGCCTGCCCGACAACGACACCGTGTTGATGCGCCTGGTCGGGCTCGGTCGCGATCATCGCACATGGAAGCGACATCGCACCGCCGCACTGCGCGGGTTCGTCACCTGTCGCGACGGCCGCCTTTATCATCCAGTCGTGGCCGAACAGGTGCGGGAGGCGTGGCGGGCGAAGGTCGAGCAGCGGTGGCGGACCGAATGCGCCCGCGTGAAGAAATACAACCAGCGGCACGGCACCGCTATCGCCGCGCCGACGCTCGAAGAATTCCTGGCCGCTCGATATGCGCCTGTCCCCGAGGACACGGCACTAATGTCCCTAGGGACAAGCGGTCAAAGTCCCCCGGGACAAGCGCTCCAAGAGATAGAGAGAGAGACAGGGACAGGGACAGGGAATATAATCGACGTCGATGCGCGCGAGATTTTGCCGGTTGTTGAGCCGGACGAGATCGGCGGGGCGCTGCATCGGCAGCTAGCCCGGGTTTGCGAAGCGGCCGGACTGCCGATGGACCCATCCCGGAAACGCTATGCCGACGAGCTGAGCCGGCTGAGGGGTTGGCTGGACCGCGGTCACGATCTCGAGCGCGATATCCTGCCGGCGGTCACTCGGACGCTACAGGCGCTGCCGATGGACGATACGATCGGATCGTTGAAATGGATCGAGCGCGAATTATTCGGATCCAGGGCGAAGGCGGCAGCAAAAGCCGCGACGGCGTCATCCAACGCGCCGGCCGCGCCGTTGGTGTTCGAGAAGGCGGGCGAGGCTCCGGCGATCGCAGCATGGCGGGCAGCTGCGGCCTCGACGATCGGCGCGGGCCCATATCGCAACCTGCTCGATAGCGCGGCGCTGGCGATCGGCGATGAAGGGCTGACAATCGGCGTGTCGAGTGGTGTTCAGGAGCGCCAGATCGCCGAGTCGTACCTCTTCCGTCTCGAGCAACTCACTCATCGCTTTCTCGATCGGCGGCTGACGCGTGTCGAAGTGCAGAGATGAGCGGGCCGAAGGATCTTATTGTCGCGCTGCGGATGAACGGACCGCTTACGAACGCCCGTCTGGCGGAGATAACTTGCGATCACGGGGGAAGCGTAGCGCGCACTATGGCGCAACTCATAAAGGCCGGCCGCGCCAAACGCGTGGACGCCGGCCGAGGTCGGGGCTCGATTGCAATCTACCAACTAATCGATCGTGACACCGAACGGAGGAGCCATCGTGAAACTCGTTGAAAAATCATGTCAGGCGTCTGTGCAGATTATCCCGGTCATCCATTACGCGGATGATAATCAGGCGATGCGCAATGCCGAGCGCGCGATCGAGGCAGGCTGCGATGGCGTCATGCTGATCGAAATGCGCGGGCGTAATACCGATCTTCTGTTCGCCGGCTCGGCGATTAAGCGGCGCTGGCCTCACGCCCACGTCGGCATCAATCATCTGAATACGGAAACGCGGCTTGCCGTCACCAGCAACATCGGCGTCGGCGTCGATTCGACATGGACCGACGAGCAGCTAACCCACACCAGCGGATCGGCCGCTTGGGAAGCAGCGCGATTGAATTGCCTCTTATCGGCCGCCCCTCACACTGTATTTTGCGCCGTGGCCTTTAAATATCAGCAGTATGAGCCCGATCCGTGCGGAGCTGCGCGAAGAGCAGTAGCGCTCGGGTTCATTCCGACGACCAGCGGGCCGGCTACCGGCTGTGCGGCGGATCCGTCGGATTTGGCGGTGATCCGCGATGCCATAGGGCCACGCGCTCCGCTGGCTATCGCGAGCGGTATCACGCCTGACAACGTGGATGCGTTTCTGCCGTTCGTCTCGCACATTCTCGTTTCGACAGGGGTCTCGTCGAGCTTCCATGAGTTCGATCGCGAGAAACTGCGCCTGCTCCGTTCCGCCGCCATCGCCGCGCAATCGATAGTGGGGGAGACGGCGTGACTTGGCCGAATTACGACGGGCCGATCAAACCCAACAAAGGCCACGAGGGTGGCGCCTGCAACCGCGAGAAGTGCCAAGATGAACCGGCGCTGTGGTATAACCACGGTTCACATAGCTGGTATTGCGAGCAGTGCTCGATCGATATCGGTCAGGATGTCGTCAACGCTCGATGCTGGCCACTCGACTTCCCGCGTCTGTTTCCGGGCCGCCCGCTTCATCCGATGTTTGAGACGCGCGAGCAGATAGATGCGCGAGCGCAGGGCGTTGCGTCTGGTAACGAGCGACTATGGAAAGAGCGCGAACCGAGCGCTTATGGTTATCGCGAGCCATTGCCGATCCTTTCTATTCGGATGGCGCAATCCGACGATCGCTGGAATGAGCGGGCATACCTTCGTACGCCTGCTCTGCAGATCGAGCATTACGAGACGCCGAAACGGCTGACAAAGCGAGCGCGGCGGAGATTGAAGGGACGCGGTTGAGGACTTTCGGTGCAGGCGTGGAGGCAACAGAGGTTTCGTGATTAATGCCGCCATTGTCATAAACGGCGCGTCGACGAGACAGCGGGTGCTCGCCGCGATCCGCCAACTTTTCCGAGACAAGGGATATCCGCCGAGCCACGACGAAATCGCTCAACTCGCGGGGATCGCGACAAAGCGGGTTCAGCGATACGTCGAAATGCTCGCAGCCGAAGGCTTCCTCACGTACCGAAAGCGCGTCGCCCGCTCTATCCTGCTGATCAACCGTGGTGCGATGTTGAGCGATGCGGAACTGCGTCTGGCGAACGCCGAGCGCAGCTGGACCATAGTTGAAAGCCCGCTGCGACAGTTTGGCGATGTCTATAAAGTTGAGGTAGCGACAAGCGACCCGGACGCCGACCTGATTGAGCAACTCGCCACTGTTTGATTGACGGTGGCAGATTGGGGGCTGCAGCTTTTGGAAATTGGACGGCAAAAGCGGGTGAACGTAGGCCGATCTTCGCCTCCGTTGCCGGGGGTTGTTATGGCGCGACCGCGCAGGAAGCCGAAAACCAAAGCTGCAACGCGGATGCCGAAAGATCCGCTCGTTAATCAGTTCGTAGCCCAACACGGCATTTACGCGGAGGGTACGGTCGTAGATCTGGACGGCTCGCTCGGCGGTAAGCGCATGTCCATGTTTAAGGTAATGCTCAACCGCGGCGGTACTGCGGTCGATCGCTGGATCGCCAATGATCGCGCAGGCCTGTTCGAAGAGCCGCAGCAAATGGCGATCCGTTATTGCCGCAATCTCTGGCATAAAGCGGACGGCGGCCTGAGCGCGATCGATCCTGCCGCGGATAAGGTCGATGCGCCGCTGGGATGGGCGCAGAGCGAGGCGCTGGCGGAGCTCGACAGCATCAAGCGTGGCATCCCGCGTGCATATTGGGACGTCTTCGAAAACGTATGTCGCTTCGACGAAGAGGCTGGCGTCGCCGGCTCGAAGCTGGCGTCCAATGCGCGATCAGCGATCGATGCGGCAAAAACGACGGTCGCGTTCGCCGCAAGCCTCATAGCGATGCGCAACGGGCTGTGATGCTTTCCGTCGTCCTGCGCGCCGCGACGGTCGTGCACATCGCGCTCGCTGTCGCATTGACCGCAGCGGCGCTTTGGGAGCCGTCGAAACCTTGGGCGGACGTGATTGCCCGCATGGTGCTGTGGCCGACGCTGGCGTTGCTTTCGTGGTCGCTGGCCGATGTAGTCGAGAGCAAATCTGTCGCTTGACTGCTGCGCAGCTAAGTGACAGTAGAGGCGCAGTTGTAATCGATGCGCCCGCGGCCGGACCGGCTAGCGGGCGTTTCGCGTTTCAGACTTCCTCACATTTGGGAAATCCCCATGGCCGACCAAGTCTTCAGCGCATCCGATGCCCGGACCGCGAACAACGCCGTTCGTCACCAGTATCGCGTGCTCGGCGACGTCGAGAAGGCGCAGATGGTCGCGCTCAAGGATGCCGGCGCGGCGTTCCTGACCGAGATCGAGAAGATCGGCGCGAGCCGCGAACTGTCGCTCGCCAAGACCAAGGTCGAGGAAGCCGTATTCTGGAGCGTCAAGCACGTCACCGCCTGAGCGATAGCTTTCTGCGCGGCGCCGGTTCGGCGTTCAACAGCGCCAGCTTGCTGCGATAGTGCATCGCCAACTCTTCATGGATCCGGCGCGCTTCATCTGACGGCGCCATCGCTACCATCTCGTCTTCGAACTCGATCCGCTCGCTGAGATACTCGGCTTGCTCGGACATTCGAACCTCCATTGGTCGACGCTGCCATAGCAGCGGTCAGCAACGTCCGTGTGTCGGAGGTGAGATATGGCAGCCGTCGCCGATCGCTACCCGACATCGAGCATCGCCGGCGACAGCATTGCCGCGGTCATCATCGATCTGCGCGAAGGTGCCGTCGAGCTCCGCCAAAGCAGCACGACGCGCAACGTTGCCGATGCATACCACGCACGCATCGATGCCGAGCGCTTGATGATGCAGATAGCCGATCGCCTCGTCAGACTGCAGGGTCGCAAGTGATGCGCGACACGGCGCTGACGATCGCGCTCGCCTGGGCAGCGTCGATGCCGCTCGTCTGCGCATCGATAGCGCTTTGGCTGGTTCACACACGATGAGTGCAACACACGACATCGTGATCGCTCGAACGGAGCGGATGAAAGCACTGACGCTTGCCGACCGCGTCCACGCGATCGCGGCATCGGACAACGTGATCGGCTTCACGCGCTTCTACGAGCTCGGGCGCAGACGTGAACTCGAAACCCGTTAAGCGCCTTCGCGGTCGCGCTGGTCAGGCGCAGCGTTTGCGTCGACTGCGCCGGACGATGGGATTGTGCGAACGCTGCACGGCGGCTGGACGCACTAGCGAAGCGACGCGCGTTGACCATATCAAGCCGCTCGATCACGGCGGAAGCGACGAGGACAGCAACACGCGCAACCTGTGCGTGCCGTGCCACCTCGAAGTCACCGCGGAGCAGTTCGCGACCGAACGCGCCCGCGGCCTCGGCGGCTGCGACCATACCGGGATGCCGCTCGATCCGTCGCATCCGTGGTACCGGTCGGCGATCGGAGGCTAAGCGCGGCGCCACAGAGGCCGCACAGCACAGCGATCGCGCGGAGGTCTCGCGTTGACGCGCGGCTGCGGAACGGCGCTCGGGGGCTGTCAGGCGTCCCCTGTGCGGACGTTTTCGGGCGGTCGAGGGGTGGGGCGGGTCGAAAGTTTGGGCGGCCTGACGCCGGACACCGTGTGATCCCCGATTTCAATCGCTAATACAGTTTTTGCTTCGGCGGCCGGCGGCGGAGGGATGGTGACCATGCCTCGACGCCAGCGCATCGACAGCGCAGCCGGCGCGGTCGCGACGATGGCTGCGGCCGCGCGCGACCTGTCGCCGCCGAAGCATTTGAAGATCCGCCGCGGTGATCTGTCCTTTTGGGACGCAGTGATCGCGGAGCGCGCAAAGAGCGAATGGACCGAGGCCGACCTGGCCGTAGCGGCGAACCTTGCTCGCGCGATGGCAGACGCCGAGCGTATCGCTGGCGCCACTGTCGACCGCGGCGGAAACATCAAGATCGACGACCTCATCGCCTCGATCGGCGCGTCGGACAAGCTGGCACGGCGCATCGTGACGCTGCGGCGCGCGCTCGGGCTCGATAACCGCTCGAAGAACGGCGAGCAGCGCGACGTCACCAAGCGGCGCGAGCAGGCCAAGGAAATCGAGGGCGGGCACAATCCGCTCGCTGGGGATGGCGACGACCTTCTTGCGCGTCCGCGCCTGAACTAACCCGCCGTGACTCGCGGCGAGCGCGTCATCGCGTTCATCGAGCGCTACTGTCTCGTTCCGGAGGGCAAGCTGGTCGGTAAGCCGGTCCGGCTCGTGCCCTTCCAGAAGAAGTTTATCCTCGACGTCTACGACAATCCGGTCGGCACGACGGAGGGCATCCTCTCGATCGCGCGGAAGAACGGCAAGTCCGCCGTGATCGCGTGCATCATGCTCGCGCACATCGCGGGTCCCGAAGCGCGGCTCAATAGCCAGATCGTGTCGGGCGCCCGCTCGCGCGACCAGGCCGCACTCGTCTTCAACCTCGCGGCGAAGATGATCAATCTGAGCCCGGACCTCTCGAAGCTGGTCCGGATCGTGCCGTCTGGAAAGCGGCTCATCGGGCTGGCCATGAACGTCGAATACCGCGCCCTAGCGGCGGACGGATCGACGGCGCACGGCCTTTCGCCAGTCCTCGCGATCTTCGACGAGATGGGTCAGGTCCGCGGGCCGCAAGACGACTTCATCGAGGCGATCGAGACGGCGCAGGGCGCCTACGACGACGCGCTCAAGATCATCATTTCAACCCAGGCGCCGACCGACGCCGACATGCTTTCGATCCGGATCGACGATGCGCGGCGATCCGGCGATCCCAAGATTGTGTGCCACGTCTACGAGGGGCCTGCAGGCTGCGAGGTCACCGACGTCGCGGCCCAGGCGGCGGCGAACCCCGCGCTTGGCCTTTTTCGCAGTCAAGTGGAACTCAGTGCGGCGGCCGACAAAGCGGCGCGGATGCCGTCGTTCGAGAATGGCTTTCGCAACCTTTACCTGAACCAGCGGGTCAACCGCTTCTCGCCGTTCCTGCCGCCGGCGATCTGGAAGAAGACGGACGGTCCCGTCGACGACGAGGCGTTCCGCATAGGTCCGGTCTACGGCGGCCTCGACCTCGCCGAGACGACCGATCTCTGCGCATTCGTGCTCATCGCGTTGCTCGCCGGCGTCTGGCACGTGAAGGCCTGGTTCTGGAAGCCGGCAAACACGCTGAGCGACCACGCGAAACGCGATCGGGCGCCATACGACGTCTGGGCCGACAAGGGCTTCATCGAAGCCGTCCCGGGCGTCGCCGTCGACTATGAGTACATCGCGCGGAAGATCGGCGAGATCTGCGACGGCATACCGGTCGCGAAGATCGCCTACGACCGCTTCCGCTTCAAGACGCTCGAAGCGCAGATGCAAAAGCTGGGCGTGGCGCTCCCGTTCGAACCGTTCGGCCAGGGCTACGCGTCGATGGCGCCGGCAATGGATACAACCGAGATTGCCTTCCTGAACGAGCAGGTCCGCCACGGCGGAAACCCGGTGATGACGATGTGTGCGGCGAACGCGGTCGTCATCAAGGATCCGGCGGGTAACCGGAAGCTCGACAAAGCCAAATCGACCGGCCGCATCGACGGCATGGTCGCCATGGTCATGGCCATGGGCGCCGTCTCAACGTCTGCCGAGGAGGCGCCATATGAAGGTTCCTTCTTCGTCGACCTCGAGGGCGACGACTAGGCCACAACTGCGTGGGTAAGATCTCGTTCGGGCGGGACATCACCGCGGCGCCGACCGTCAACGCTTCCATCGACAGCGGCCGCATCATCCAGGGCGGCGACGGCGAAGCGATGCAGTGGTTCGGCGGCGGTCAGACCGCAGCTGGTATGGTCGTAACGCCAGAGACGGCAATGCGGCTTTCCGCCGTCTGGCGCTGTGTGACGCTCATCGCCGGCGCCATGATGTGCAATCCGATCGGGATCTACGAGCGCCTGCCGAACGGCTCAAAGAAGCGCGTCGACGACCATCCATACACGCGGTTCCTCGTCGACGAGGCGAACGACGAGACGTCAGCGCCCGAGTTCATCGAGCTGCAGGGCATGGCGATGATGCTACGCGGCAACGGCTACGCAGTGATCCGGCAGGCGCGCAACGGCGTCGTCCACGACTTTGACTATTTCCACCCGGGGCGGGTGACGGTCTACTGGTCCGGTAAGGTCAAGTGGTACCGCTTCGTCAATTTTGACGGGTCGACTGAGTTCCTCGACTCCTCGCAGGTCTTCCATTTCAAGGGCCCCGGACAGAATTACGACGGGCTACGCGCGCTCTCGACGATCGAGCATCACGCGCAATCGATCGGCATCGGCCTAGCCACCCGCGACTATACGTCGGGCCAGTTCGAGCGCGGGCTCCTCACCAACGACTATTTCGGGTTCAGTGGGTCGATCTCGAAGGAGCAGCGGGCCGATTTCAAGGCGTACCTAAAGAACCGCGCCGCCGGCGTCTCCAATGCGCACAATCCGTTGCTGCTCGAGAACGGCGCCACGTGGTCGCGGGTCGCGATCACCGCCAAGGACGCGCAGCTGCTCGAGCTGCTGTCTTATTCGGCCGTCGACGTCGCCCGGATCTTCGGTGTGCCGCCTCATATGATCTGCGAGGTCGATAAAAGCTCGTCCTGGGGGACCGGCGTCGAGCAGATGGCGCTCGGCTTCGACCGCTACACGGTCGCGCCTCACAAGATCCGCATGGCGAAGGAGCTGAGCCGGAAACTCTTCCCGATCGTCGGCGCGAAGCGGTCGAATCTCTTCGTATCGTTCGACGACGAATATCTGCTCGGCGCCGACGGCAAGGCGATCGCCGAATATCTGCGGGCAGCACTCGGAGGGAACCAGCTCCCCGGCTGGATCTCGGCGAACACCGCGCGTCGCATGACCGGGCAGCCGCCGAGCGACAATCCAGACGACGACCGGATCTACTCACCGACCGGCGCAGCCCCTCCGGGCCAGCCCCTGGTCAAACCCGAAGAGGACACGGGCAATGCATCGTAAGCTGTTCAACCTTGCCCGGGACAATGCCGGGCGGGGTACCAAACTGCGCCTGGAGACGACCGAGGATACCGACTCGATCTATGTCTACGACATCATCGATGGCGACTGGGGGATCTCGGCGACCGACATGGTACAGGCTCTCGCGGGTCTGACTTCGCCGAACCTCGACCTCCACATCAACTGCCCGGGCGGCGACGTGTTCGAGGCGCGGGCGATGATGACCGCGATCGCGCAGCATCCCGCGACCGTCACCGCCAAAATCGACGGCCTGGCCGCCTCGGCCGCCTCGGTGCTCGCGCTGGCGGCCGACACCGTCGAGATCGCCGAGGGCGGCTTCTTCATGATCCATAACGCGTGGTCGATCGCGATCGGTAATGCGTCGGACTTCCGGACCTCCGCGGACCTGCTCGACAAGATCGATGCGACGATCGTCGCCGACTACGTGAACCGCAGCGGCAAACCCGCGGCCGAGGTCCAGGCCTGGATGGCGGCCGAGACGTGGTTCTCCGCCCAGGAGGCCGTCGACGCCGGTTTTGCCAACAGCATCATGCCGACGACCAGCAAGCTGACTGCGCAGGCGAGCGTGTTCAATCTCGCCGTCTACGACCGCGCGCCCGCAGCGCTCACCGAACCGCCGGCCCCGGAAGAGCCTGACCTGGAGCTGCATCGCCAGCTGATGGCCAGCCGCCTGGGCCTCTTCGAACGCACGGCCGCGTAAGCGACCGCCGTACCGGCGCTCCTTCCCGGACGCCTCACCCCGCCCCGCCCTTCGGCGGGGTTTTTTATTGGAGCAACCCATGACCATCAAGACGCTCCGGGATCAGCGCACCGCCAAGGCGCTCGAGGCCCGCAACCTGCTCGATCCGGCGACCACCAAGTTCACCAAGGAAATCTCGGCGCAGGTCGACGCGATCTATGCCGATATCGACCTGATCGATTCCCAGATCTCCGCGCTCGAGCGGCAGGCGAAGATCGACGGCGAGACCGCAGCCGACGAGACCCGCATCGACAACACCGCCCGTCACGAGGCCGGCCTGACCGCCGATCAGCGCGCGCACGCGGTCAAGTATCGGGCCGCGTTCAAGTCGTTCCTGATGAACGGCGAGCGCGGTATGACGCACGAGGAGGCGAACGTCCTTCGTACCGGCCGCCCGCAGGCGGCGCAGTCGGGCCAGCAGTCCAACGGTACCCAGGGCGGCTATCTCGTTCCGACGGGCTTCGGCGGCGAACTGCTCGAGGCCCTCAAGGCATTCGGCGGCATGCGCGACGTTTCCAACGTCATTCAGACCGCGAGCGGCGCTCCGCTGCCTTTCCCGACGGTCGACGAGACGGCGCAGGAAGGCGAGATCGTCGCGGAGTCGACGACCGCCTCCTCGCAGGACGTCACCTTCGGCACCATTGCGATCGGGGCCTTTAAGTTCTCCTCGAAGATCTTCACGGTCCCGATGGAGCTCCTGATGGATCAGGGTCCCGGCATGGACGTCGAGGCGTATATCCGGAAGGCGGCCGCGACCCGCATCGCGCGCATCCAGAACCGCAAGTTCACTGTCGGCGCCGGCGTCACCGAGCCGCGCGGCATCGTGACCGCCGCGGTGGCTGGCAAGGTCGGCGCGGCCGGCGAGACCGTGACCGTGATCTATGACGACTTCATGGACCTGGTCCACTCGGTGGACCCCGCCTACCGCGCGATGCCCGGTTGCGGCTTCATGTTCCACGATACGACGCTGAAGGCGATCAAGAAGCTGAAGGACGCCGAGGGGCGGCCGCTGTGGCTTCCGGGTGGCCTGCAGGGCAGCATCGCGGGCAAGGAGCCGGACACGTTCAACGGCTACAAGTACACCGTCAACCAGCACATGCCGGTGATGGCGGCCAACGCGAAGTCGATCATCTTCGGCGACCTCGGCCAGTATATGATCCGCGACATCCTGGAGGTGACGCTGTTCCGCTTCGACGACAGCGCGTTCGTCTCCAAGGGCCAGATCGGCTTCCTTGCCTGGGCCCGCGCGGACGGCAATCTGATCACCGGCGGCGCGCCGGTCTCCTACTTCCAGAACAGCGCCACCTAAGCCGCTTTCCGGCGGCGCTGCACCCCTTGCGTCGACGGATACCTGAGCCGGGCTGACCGAAGGTCGCCCGGCTCCTTTCTCCCCGCTGAAGGAAATTCAGAATGGCAACCGATCCCACCGCCGCAGGCAAGAAGGCGCCTGTGATGAAGAAGGTCCGCGTGCTCGTCGCCACGGGCGATGCGCTCCCTAACCACGTCATCCACGTCGCCGAGGGCACCGACCTGACCGGCTGGGCGGACGACACCCCCGAGGCCGTCGCGTACGCGGAAGCTAACGAGCCGCAGCCCGAGGTCGAGGCCTGATCTCATGACCGAGCCCGTCGCGCTCCAGGATCTGAAGACGCACCTGCGTCTCGACCAGAGCGCGACGGACGAGGACTCCTACCTCACAGGCCAGATCACCGCCGCGCGCCGGGCGTGCGAGCTGGAGATCGACCAGTCGGTCGTGGGCGCGATCGACGTCCTCGTCCTCGATAAGTTTCCGGGTGTCGAACAGCACTTCCTGCCAATCCTGTCGGCCGAGGCGCGCAATCCGCGCGCCCGCGACATCGCGCTCGCCGGCGGTGCGGTCACGTCGATCACCAGCATTTCCTATATCGATCCGAACGGCGACGCGCAGCTGCTCGGGTCCGATGCCTATATCACCGAGTTGGTCGAGCAGCCCGCAATGGTGGCGCCGATCGGCAGATGGCCCGCGACAGCCGAGCAGCCCGGCGCGGTGATCATCACCTATGTCGTGTCGCCGCTCTCTGCCGACGACACCGCGATCGTCGCGCAGGCAATGATGTTGTTGATCGGGCACTGGTACCGCAACCGCGAGAGCGTCGCCGTAGACGTGCGGGGCACCCCGATTGAGCTTCCCAACTCGGTCACCTGGATGCTCGAGAAAGTCACGAAGTGGACGACTGAGTGACGACGATCCTCCCGCGGCTGAAAGGCGGCGACCTCAATACGAAGATCGAGATCATGCGCGCTACGGTCGTCGTGACGCGCGGCGAGCCGATCGTCACCGGATGGGCGCCGATCGCGGCGCCCTACGCCGAGGTGATCGGGCAGAGCGGTCGCGAAGCGCTCATCGCCAAGGTGCTCGAGGGGATATCCGTCTACCGCTTCCGGATCCGTTGGCGGGACGGGGTGCTTCCCGATGACCAAATCCGCTTGAACGGGGCAGGCGGCATCGATCTCAATATCGAGGCACCGCCCTACGATCCGAATGGTGACCGCGAGCAGCTTGTCATTTTTGCCTCGACCAACGGCGCGCAGAGGACGACCTGATGCCTCAGTCGAATTGGCCCGGCATGTCGGAGCTTATAAAGCTGTTCGATACGCTTCCGGCTGACGCCGAGGATGCGATCAAGGAGGAGCTGCCGAAGGCGGCGGGCGCAATTCTCGCGCTTGAGAAGAACGACGTTGCGGTCAGGACCGGCGATCTGTGGCGTGGCTTGACCATCCAGACGCTGAACGATGGCCTAAAGGTCAGGGCCGGCCTGATCGGAGCCGCAGCGGCCGGTGGCAGAAGCAATCTGTTCTACGGCCGTATCGTCGAATTGGGCCGAAAAGCTCAGGTTGTCCTGGTCGAGCGCCGGCGTCGGGTCGGCGGCAAGCTTCGGACTGTCCGGGGTCGCAAAGTCGCGGCCGACATCGTGAAGGCCTACAACCTGACCGTCCGGGCAGAGCCGCCACGGCCGTTCGTCGATACGCCACAAACCGAAGCCGTCGCGAACAGCGCCGTCGAAGCGATCGCCGACATCATCCAAAGCAAGATGCAGGGGTAGCGCATGGCGGTCGATCCCGAGATCCCCGACCTTTGGCAAGCAACGCGCGACGCCGTCTATGACGCTCTCGGCGCGGCGATCACGCCGGATGTCGCGCTAGTCCGCCAGAGCGTCGACGAGAACACGCCGCTCCCGGTCATCCTGATCGGCGACATGGACGGCGAGCGATACGGCGGCAAACGCGAGCGCCTTGATAAGCTCACCCTCGACGTGCAGGTGACATACCGTGGGCCGGACCGGACGGGGCTGCTTGCCATCATGGCGAAGGTCCGCAATGCGCTGGACGATCAGGACATCAGCGCGGCCGGTGCTGCCTTCTCGTCGCCGACCTGGCTGACCGGATCGACCGCCGTCATGGCGGACGGCGTCACGCGCGTCGGCATCCACCAATACGAGATCATCGTCGAGCCGGCCTGACGCCGATCGGCTTCCCCTTTTTCAGCGTTCCTCGCCCGGTTTCGCCCGGGCTTTTTTATGTGGGAGAAACATCATGGCCGGCACGGATTATGGCAAGGATTGGGTCGTCGCCGTCGGTATCGCCGGCAACCCGGAATCGTTCACGGAGATCGGCGGCCAGACCAGCCTCGACTGGAAGACTTCGACCGACAAGATCGATCTGAGCACGAAGGAAGACGGCAACCTGAAGGCCCAGGGCTTCGGGCAGTCGACGATCGACTTCACCGTCCAAGGCAAGGTGAAGATCCCCGATGCCGGTCTGGCGGCGATGTACGCGGCGTCTCAGGCTGTGCCGCCCGTGGTCGACGTCCAGATCAAGAAGGGCACGATCATCAAATATCAGGGCCAGATCGGCGTCGGCAACTTCTCGGCGTCAGCGCCCGTCGGCGATGCGGTGACGTATTCGTACGACATGACCGCGACCCAGGTGCCGACGGTCAATAACATGATGGCCTCCGCGTAATGGCGAAGCTGCCACGCAAGCCGCGCGCCGCCGCTGCCGCACCGGCCGAAGCGGCTGCCGCGCCGGTCCGGGCCAATGCCGATCGCGGCGAGCATACGCTCATGCTCGCCGGCGTGACATACAAGCTGCGGCCGACCTACGAAGCCATCGTGGAGATGGAAGACAGTACGGCGCTTTCTCTCATGGAGCTTACCCGCAAGGCCGACAGGCACGGTCTGAAGCTGGAAGAGGCGGCCAAGGTCGCGGTAGCGCTCATCAAGGCAGGCGCGTCTGATCCCCTGACGAAGTTCGTCTCGGCCGAGGTTATCGGCCAGCAGATCTACGAGCAGGGCTTGGTTAGCGTCGTGATCCGCTTGACGCTCTGCCTCGCGGATGCCGTCGGAGGCGGGAGGACCGCGTCGGGGGAAGCCAAAGCGGCGGTAGCGTAGGCAAGTCCGAGCGCCCCTACCGTCGCCTGATGGGCATCACGATGGACGGTTTCGGCTGGTCGGCCGAACAGTTTTGGGAGTCTACGCCGCACGAGTTGTGGGCGATGATCGACGCGCGCCGAGAGGCGAACAAGCGGAATTGATCTACCCATCGCCCTTTTTGCGCGTCAGTCGGACAACAAGAATCAATATCAGACCCGCAACTAGGACTGCCAGTCCTATGGCTGCAGCAAGGGCGCTATTTGCGGCGAGGCCCGAAAGCCACCTCATTATACCCGACGGGTCATTTTGATTTGCAAGTTGCTTCTCGAAGGACGCGTCACAGTTTGAGCCAAATGTCGGCATTTGATTATTGATACTGTCCAGGCGCTGTTGCGCCGCGGTGTCTTTGTTCGAAAGCATCTCAAGGTAGCTGTACGCCAGGCACGGGTCTCTTTTTGCATAATCAGCAATCTCGGCCTGCTCGACAGGCGTGATGGCTACCGACGGCGTGCATACGAGCAGCCCGAGCGCGCCAGCTATAACCTTTGTGAACCTTCGCATTGACTGCCTCCAGAGCCGGAGACGGTACTCTGGCTAAGCGTCAGCTTCAACGATGGCAGCCTCGGCGCCCGCCTTCGACCGTTTAGCGCTCTTTCTCAACTCTGGGGGGAATTATGGGAGCGTCTTCCACACGCAGCCTCTTCATCCAGATTGGCGGCGGCTCCAGCGATCTGACCGTCGCTGCGAAGGCGGGCAAGTCGGCCCTGCTCGAGCTCGGCAACAGCGCCGACGACGTTCAGGGCACCGTCCGCAACGCTTTCGAGAAGCTGGGCGGCAGCGTTGCCGATCAGGCCAAGGCGATGGAGCAGGCCTACGCGCGCACGTTCGCGAACATCCGCTCGACCGCGCAGACCGCGTTGAAGGCGCCGACGCCTTCCGGCTCCGGCGTCGTCCTTAACCTGAAGGCGGCGCGCGACGAGTCGGATCAGGCGAATGCGTCGGCCACCTTCCTGCGCACCCTGTCCGATGCTCAGGCGCGGCTCGTCGAGACGGGTGCCGAGGCGTCGGCAGGTGCGCGGTCGCTCGCGGTCTCGCTCGAGCTGCAGGCGATTGCGGCCGAGAAGAACGCTCTGGCTTCGCGCGAGTCCGTCACGGGCCTCGAGCGGCTGGCGGCCGAGAGCGGGATCGCGGTCGACGGGCTCGACGAGGTTGCTGGCGCGCATGGTCGTATGGGTGCCTCGGGTATGATCGCCGAGCACGTCGTACGCTCCTTTTCGGACTCGTTGACGGCCGGTCAGTCGCCAGTGCGCGCCTTCGCGCTCGAAGTGCCGCGCATCGCCGAGGCCCTGCAGTTCCTTGCGGCCGAGACGAACGCAACAGAAGGATTTCTCGCGAAGTTCGCCGGGTTCATGGGTGGGCCGTGGGGTCTCGCGATCACACTGGGCACGTCGATCCTCGCGCCGTTCATCGCCAACCTGGTTGAAAGCGGCCACGCCGCCGACGATGCCAAGAAGGCCGAAGAAGAATACGCGAAGTCGCAGGGGGATCTTTCCGACGCGATCGACAAGGCCAACGGCAAGCTCGTCGAACGCAACCGCCTGCTCTCTACGATCTCGCTGCAGGAGAAGCGTCCCGACATCGAGGCGGCGCAGTCCCAGGTGAAGAGCTTTTCGGACCAGGCCTTCTCCGCCGCCCGAACTGCCGCTGCCGGCGGCAAGGCCGGCGTCCTCGCCAGCACGCTGACGGACGCCGGCGGTCTCGGACCGGTGACCCACAATCCCGCGATCGACGCGGCGGTTGCAAGCGCTGGCGGCGATGTCGTGAAACTGCGCAACAACCTCGATGCGCTCGCACGTCAGGCGACCGGGCCCGACAAGGCGGCGCTCGAACAGCTCGCGGACAGCGTCAACCGGTTTGCAGGCATGGCGACGGCCGCGAGCCAGAAAGCCGCGCAGCTCCGCGGCGAGGCGTCTGCCGTCGGGACTGCCTTGTCTGGCAAGTCGATCCTCACGCCGGACAGCGTCCAGCGCTCGGTGGAGGACAAGAACGCCAACACGCCGCTCGAAAAGGCACGACAACAGCTTCGCGACCTGGATGCCCAGAAGTCCGATCTCGAGAAGATGCCCTATAGCCCGGCGCAGCAGGCCGCGCTGAAGAAGTGGGGCGAGGAGCTCGACGCGGCGACGGCCGCGGTGAAGCGGCTTGAGGCGGCGCAGAAGGATTCGCGCGACGGGCGCCAGGTCGGGCGGCAGATCAACCTTGGGCAGGCCGAGGACATCGTCCACGGCATCGGCGGAACCGTCACCAGTTCCTACCGCAGCTCCGCGCAGCAGCAGGTTCTCTACAACCGCTATCTCGCCGGCACCGGATCGCTCGCGGCCAAGCCGGGCACGAGCCTGCACGAAAGCGGGCAGGCGCTCGACGTCGCGAAAACGGCCGGCGTGTCGCTCGCATCACTCAAGAAGGCTTTCGAGGATGCCGGCGTGCATCTCACCGAGGCCCTCGACGAGGGCAATCACTATCATGTTGGCTTCGGACCGAAGGGACCGTCCACCGATACGCTCGCTCGCCGGCAGCAGGCGCAGACCACCCATGCGGCGAACGACGATCACGCGTTCCAGTCTCAGCTTGCCTCGGCGCAGGCCGGCTATTTCGCAGCGCAGATCTCGCTGTCGGGCAACGACGCGCAAAAAGGGAGCCTCGATCGCGCCGGGCTTTATACAGGGGTCACCCAGAAGCGCGCCGAGCTCGCCGATCAGGTCACCGCGAAGAAGCTGACGCAGGCGCAGTCCGACCAGCTGGACGAAGTCTATTTCAACACCGAGGAGCTGGCGGAGATCGGCTCGCTTCAAAAGGAGCGGCTCGACGCGATCGACAAGCAGCTTGCGACCGAGCAACTGCAATCGCAGGGCGCCATCGCGCTCCTCGACCTTCAGCAGGCGCTGGCCACGACGACGAAAGCACGCCGCGATCTGGCGCTGCGATTGCTCGCGGCCGATGAGGCACAACGCCGCGCTCCGCTGCAGGCGGTCGTCGATCACCCGGAGCTACACACCCCGGACGAAGTGGCCCGCGCGAGGACGGGCCTCGACCAGATCGACGCCGAGCATCCGCTCAAGGTGCAGCAGCTCGATCGACAGAACGCGTCGCCGGGTCAGGCCTTCGCCAATCAATTGAACGGGACCTCGATCAGCGACAGCCTGCAGCAGGCAGACGTCGGCGGTCTCAATAAGCTCGAGGACGGCCTGGAAGGCGTGTTGAGCGGTACGAAGTCGGTGTCGGCCGCCTTCCACGATATGGCATCGTCGATCGTCGCGGACCTGCTGAAGATCGGCATCCAGCAGGCGATCATAAAGCCGCTCGCGAACAGCCTGTTCGGCGGATCGAGCGGCGGAAGCGGCGGCGGCTTGGGAGGCTTGTTCGGCGGCATCGGCAAGCTATTCGGCGGCGCGACGACGTCCGACAAGAACTGGAACTTCGGATCCGGCCTTCCCTCGGACGATGGCTTTGCTGACGGCGGGCACATCTCCGGTCCCGGCAATGGAACGTCAGACAGCATCCTGGCCCGCGTCTCGAACGGCGAGTTCGTCGTCAACGCGAAGGCGACGAAGTCCAATTTGCCGCTTCTGCACGCGATCAATGACAACAAGCTGCCCGGCTTTGCCGAAGGCGGCCTCATTGGGGGGCTTCCGACGCCGGCGCACCTCTCTTCCTCCGACATGCGCTCGCTCAGTCGTCAGGCACCGGCCCAGGTGACGATCGGCGTCCAGTCCGGCCAGATGTTCGAGCCGTATGTCGCCAGCATTTCCGGGGCTCAGGTTCAGCAGGCAGCGCCGCGCATCGCAACTGGTGGCGCGCAGCTCGCGGCCCACGCCGATGCGGCCCGACGCCGGCGCACGCTGTCCTGATGTCGATCCTTTTGCCGGCCAAACCGGGGATCGCTTCCGCGAAGCCCCGGCTGCTCGACTTCGGCGGCGTGTTGACGCCGCCGGGCGGCGGCGCCGCGCAGCGCGTCAACCGGCCGGGCAGCCGCTTCGCGATCGACATCACGCTGCCGGCGATGAGCAGCATAATCGAGGGCCGCATCTTCCTCGCGGCACTCATGCAGGCAATCAGCCAGGGCGCACTGTATGCGTTTCCACAGGATATGCCCGTGGGGGCGCCGGGCAGTCCGGTCGTCAACGGGGCTGGCCAGATGGGCACCACTCTCAATCTAAAGAACTTCACGCCGAGCTACGCGGGCCGGGCAGGGCAGTTCTTTTCGATCGTCCAGGGCGGTCGCCGATACCTTCATTTCCTTGCCGCACAGGGCATCGCAGGGGCTGACGGTACCGTAGCCGCTTCGATCTGGCCGATGCTCCGCGTCTCTCCTGACGATGGCGCTGTTTGCGAGTTTGCGAAGCCGATGATCGAAGGCTTCCTCTCGGGCAACGCGCTGGAGTGGCAGCTTCGCACGGCACCGTACGTCGACGTGCAGTTCACGATCACCGAGGCCGCCTGATGTCGCGCTTCTCGGCCGCCAACGATGCGGCTCTCGCCCAGCCGGTGGTGATGATGTTCGGCGCACTGTCGATCGCGCTGCCGGGCCGGACGCTTTATCTGCTTGAGGGCGCGGGTTTCACGATGTTCGGGGGAAACACCTACCTCGGCGACGACCCGGTGTTCGGGTCGGTCCTCTCGATGGAGGCCCTGACCGACGGCGCGGGCGACGAAGCGCCGGCGATCAAGATGACATTCGCGCCGAAGGACGACGCTGCAGCGACGACGATCGCGCAGCCACAGATGCAAGGCTCGGCCGTCTCGCTGTGGCTCGGGATCCTGAACCAAGCGACCGGCCTCCCTATCGACATGCCCGAACTGCAGTTCTCCGGCTCGCTCGACACCGTGACGCTCAAGGGCGGTGCGAACAACCGAACACTCGAGATGGAGATCACGTCGGATGACGAGCTCTTCTTCTTCACCGACGACGGCATCCGCCTATCGGACACTTTCCATCGCCACCTCTGGCCGGGTGAGACCGGACTTGCCGACGTGACCGGCATCCTGAGGCAGATATACTGGGGAACGGCTCCGGAGTCGGGCGTAAGCCGATGACGGGCATCATGGAGCGCCGCGTCAACGCTGCGCAGGCGACCCGCGATCACTGGATCGATCGGGCATTCAAATGGGGTGGCTGCGACTGCTCGCGCATCATCGCGTGGCATCTGCGGCAGTTCGACATCAACGCCGGCCTGATGCGGTTCGGCAATTATCGGACGGCCCTCGGCGCGCGCGCTGCGTTGAAGCGTGGCGGCTTCGCTTCGATTGACGATGTTCTCGACGCCATGATGCTGCCCCGCATAGCGCCGGCCTACGCGATGGTCGGCGACGTGGTCCGCGGGGCCGGCACGGACAGCTTCGGCGCGTTCGGCGTCATGCTCGGCAACGGCGCCATGCTCGGTTTTCACGAAGACGCGGCTGGCGTCAGCGTCCTGCGCCGCGTCCAGCTCGAGACCGCCTGGAGTGTTTCGTGAGCCATTTCCTGCGGACTGCGGCGGAAGTGGTGGGCGTCGTTGCGCTCGCCGTCGCCACCTATGGCATCTCGATCGGGCCGACGGCCGCAGCCGCGACCACGGCCGTCGGCGTCTCTGTGGCGACAGCCTCGACGGCTTTGGCTGTCGCGACTGCCGGCCTTGGCATTCTAGCCGATCTCACCGCTAAAAAGCCGCAGCAGATCGGCAATCCGATGGCGTGGCAGTCAGATCCACAGGCCGGCATCCCGCATCTTATGGGCCGTTGCTATGTCGGCGGACAGATCGTTTATCGCCAGGCCTATGGCAAGGACGACGTCAACGAGACCCTGATCACGGTCTACTCGACGGGTCCGATCAAGGGCATCGAGAACTTCTACGTCGACGGCGTCGCCACCACGATCTCCGGCACGGACGCGAACGTGCCTGACCGTGGGCACATGTACGTCAGCACGCAACTGGGAGCGCAGCCCGAGGCCGTGCAACTCGGAGATCTCGGCCCGCCCGGCCTTACGACCGCATCCAAGCTGTCCGGCCTCGCCGCGTCGTCGATCACCTTGTCCTATGACGCCAAGGGAAGCGTGACCTTCACGACGGAGCCGCAATGCGGCTTCGTCGGGCTCGGTACGACGGTCTACGATCCGCGCAAGGATAGCACTTATCCTGGCGGCGACGGCCCGCAACGGTGGAATGATGAGAGCACATGGAGCTTCGCCGGCTACGATAATCCTGCGCTGAAGGGGCTTTCCTACCTGATCGGTTACCGCCAGAATGGTATCCTCGTGATCGGCGTCGGTAGGCCGATCACGTCCATCCTCGTGGATCAGTTTGTGGAAGCGGCGAACGTCGCGGATGCCAACGGCTGGACGCTCGGCGGCACGATCCTGTCGACCGACAGCAAGTGGCAGCGTCTGAACGATATTCTTGCCAGCGGCGGCGCCACGCCCATTCGCAACGGCGCGTCGATCGGCTGCATGGTCAACACGCCACGCGTCAGCTTGGCGACGATCGAAAGCTCGGACATCATCGGCGACTGGAGCGTCCAGGCGATGCAGTCGCGCCGGGATCGCATCAACGCGGTCGTGCCGCGCTACATGGCCGAGCAGAGCGTTACTGTCGCCGATACGTCGCAGAAGGCGGACAGCGACGGGAACTACCCGCTCAAGACCGTAGTGACCTGGGGCATGGCCTCAGCGGCGCCGATCATTGTCGACGAATATGTCGCGTTCGATGGCGGCCAGCGCCAGAAGGGTGTCGATTTCCCCTTCGTGACCGGCGTCTCGACGGACAATAACGCACCCAATCAGGTGGCCCAGCTCGAGCGCTACCAGATCGAGGACGCACGCGAATTCGGTCCGATCACGCTGCCGCTCAAGCCGCGCTGGATGGGGTATCAGGCGGGCGACGTCGTCACGGGCGGCGCGACCCTGACCGAACAGGGGCTCGTC